AATAGATGTATTAACAGAAAGTGATGGTGTTGTATCATCAGTTTTAGCAGTATAACCTCTTAGATCTTGACCATCATTACCACCTGATTGCTCTAATTCTGCTAATCTACCTCCACTTTGACTAACACTTGTAATTCCTGATCCTCCAAAGTTATTACCTACACCGCCACCGCTAGCTTGAGCGAAAGCATAATCATGTGTGTGATTACCCACAGAACCAGATGTAGTAGCAGTGTGATTATGTGATTTGTTTCTAGATGTTTGTTCTTGTGCAAAAGTTCTACCATCATCATTTGTACCTGTTTTTGTATTAACCCAACCTCTAACAAACTGCCCACGCAAATCAGGTAAATTAAAATGGTTTGAATCTACAGAACCCCAAGTAGTACTTATAACTGCAAATAAATTAGCATATGTAGTTCTTGATAAACTTTGTCCAGCACATTCTAAATAACCAGATGGTACTGTAGTAGTTGCCATTACATGAACAGAACCAGTAGGTACACCTTGAACTGGTTGCCAACTAAGTCCACCACTACCATCACTTTCTAATTTATCACCAGCATTACCATCATTATCAGGTAATGTAAAAGTTAAATCAGCAGATAAAGCAGGTGATTTTATTGCAATATAATTATTATCTTGTGGATCTTTTAAACGTAATGCTTTACCTTCGTTAATTGTTAAACCATTAGAGTTAACATTTGCTCTAACTTCACCACCAGTTGATATACCAATATCATTAGCAGCAAACAAATAAAAGCCAGTATCAGCATCATTTAACTGAATTGAAGGACTACCTTTAGTTCCAGAAGGAATACTAATATTACCTGTAAAACTACCGCCATCTTTAGGCATATGACCTAAATCAGTTTCTAATTTGCCTAAAACAATATAATTTGCATTACTAGCATCACGAATTTTTAAGGTATCAGGATTAGTTGATTCATCTACAAAAAATTGATGTGCAAGTGTAATAGCTGGTGTATTAGTACCAGAATTATTGGTAGCATTAGCTCTTATATTTTCATTTATATCAGATAAAACATTAGCACCTGTATCATTTGGTATTGGAAAATTTCCTGATTGTACTTGTGCCATTTATTTAACCCTTCCCATAACCTGTTGCTGTCCAGGTAAATGCTCTAGCTTGTCTTGCATTACTTGCATTGTAAATAGAAACACTAAACTGATCCGTAGCAGTATTACTAATATTATAATAGTCGCCAGAAGTAGTAGCACTAAATGTAATGCCAATTACTGGTGCGGCAGCAAATTTATTTGCAAAATTTATTGTTACATCACCACTAGTTGAAGCAGTACCAGTACCGTTTATTGTTCTTAAAGGCATATTACTTTTAACTTCTAATTGCTGTATTGCTATTTGTGCAGCAGAATCATTTGTTTCAAATTCAGCTTTTAATTCATATCCTCTTGCTTTAAATTCTGCATTATTAAATGGCCTCCAAGAAGTCCAAGTTGGTGAAGAATTAGTTGCTGTTTGTGTTGTTCTTATATATAGCTTTACATCTGTATTGCTTGGAGTATCGCCAACAAAGGAAGGCAATGCTGCAAAGCCTGTGGTATTGATTGGTGCATTAGGGTCAAAATCAAGACCCATTTGATTTATTGTTATTGCGTTTGGGAAAAATGACCTTACTTTTAATTTACTGTCTAATGAAATACTAAATACATCACCTAAATCAATAGGATTATTAGCAAATAAATAAGTACCTGTTGTATGTAAAACAGAACCATTAGCAGCTAATAATAATTCACCACCTGTAACTGTTAAATTTGTTTTAGTACCATTAAAACTATTATGTTCAGTTTGTGTATTTATATTATGTAAATTATCAAGGTCAGGTTTTTGAAACTCTACATAAGCAGCGTTAACACTAGTTCTGCCACCAGAATCAACAAACTTTGCTAAGTAAGTACCTTCTTTTAAATCACAATATGCTTCTTTTGCAGTACCAGTTAAATCACTATGTATAGAAGTAGCATTTGCCCAAGTAACACCTGACAAATCAGGAGAATGCTTTAACCTTACTAACCCTCCAACGATTACATCTAAGTCTTCACTTTGTGTCCATTGCAATCTTGCTAAACCATTTGTAGGAATCATTGTAAGATTTTCTACTACACTAGGTGCAGCAGTTTTTCCAGCCAAGTTAACTGTATGGTTTGCAATAGTACTCCCTTTATTTAAATAGTTAACAGCTTGGATTTGTACCTGTAAAACACCAGCCCTTAATGCACCAAAATTACCACCTTGTCTTAGTGAAATAGATGGAGAAGATGTTCTGACAGTTGCCCAGTTATCATTATCAACTCTATAAGTAATTCTAAATTCAGTAACTCTTTTCATATTATGCTGCCAACTTAAATCACAACCTACAAAAACACCTTGACCATCTGAATATAAAAATTCTTGATCTTCTATATCTGTTACTGGATCTGGTGCTGTAGTTAAATCGGTAACGTTTCTAACTGTTATAGGATCACCATTATCTACAGCATTATAAATCGAACTATTATATTGCAATGCGACAACATCATATATACCGTTTTCTTTTTCACCAATTTCGATAACTCTATATTGTAGTGTCTGGACTTCTGTACTTTGTAATATATAAACTGATTCAGCATTTGGCACTTCTGAAAATGCACTAGATACAGTTATTGTTTTTGCATTAATGTCTATATTTTGTATAGTTCTCTTTTCTACAATTCCAGTTGATAATAAAACAGAAATTTCTGGAGTTTTTGTTAAATCAATAGAAATATTTACACCACTGTCTATTTTTATAACTGTTGTTGTAGATCCTGTACTTATATAACCTGTATGCCTATAACCACTTTTTAATTCATCAGCGATATCTATTACCATTCCAGGTCTTAAAATTACGCCTGATTCGATTGCCACTGAAAACGATACTGTATTAGTTAAAACAGCCTCACTTTTTATTGCCCATAAGCCTATTCGATGTGCCTGACCTTGGGAGTAGCACCCAAGTGCTTTTATGGATTTATTAATAACGCCATATTTACTGACAGCATCTACGTCTTCAACATATTCAAATTCTGTTTCACCTAATTTTTCATAAGAAGAATAAGCAACTGTACAAGTAGTATGCCTAGCTTTTTGTGATGTACCTGTATATTCAAAATTACCATCTACAACATTAGCATTACCAATTAAATATTTACTATCTTGTGGTGAGTCTTGCGTAACTACTAAACTACCAGCACCGTAGTAACTCATTCCTCTAAAAATAGAAGTTAATTCTTTTATTGCGTCATAAACTTGTTTACGTTGGTTTATAACCATATTCAAGGCAAACCTAACTTCTTGACCGTTTTTATGGTCAGATACAAGTTCATTGCAATATTGACTGATAGTATAAAAATCAAACTTATCTAAAGTTGCAGCATTTAAACCTACCCCATATCTATCGTTTATTAATAAGTTATATAAATGCCAAGAAGGGTCACTGTGCCATGTTGCAGCACCAAAACTACCATCCCAAACACCAGAATATGTAACCCTTCCTAAATATGTAGTTGTATCTACTGAAGCATTACTTGGCAACTTTGTTTTAATACCACGAATTAAATATTTACGGACAGGTATATTTGAAAATTGACGACTATCAAAACGCAAATAAACCAACGCACTATTTGGATAACTTAGTTTTTCATCAATAATTTCTGTGAGATTACTCCAAAATGTTTTATTAGAAATTTTTGAACTTGTTTCATCTGCACTAATTCTTGATAATTCAATATTTACAGGGAAAGAACCAGTTAAAGGAAATACATAATCACGTTGATAATTATTAGACGATTTACCTTTAATTTCATCTTCTTTTACAAGAGAATAAGTGCCACCGCTATATTGAACACGAATTTTTATTGTTACCTCATGACCAACAATATCACCGTCATCTTCTATCTTTCTTAAAGTTGGAATAGAAATAGTAACTCTTACTTTTGAAGCGGCAGTATTAGTTATTTGCTTTACAGTTACATTTGGATTAGTACCAGTACCTCTAATAAGTTCAACAGGCAAACCAATATTTGTACGTTCTATTTCATTTGCTGCTAATGATGATATATATGATTGCGTCTGCGTACCGTTACGAGTCTCTATTTGATATCCTTCAAAATTATTATTACCATTAGCATTTTGCACTGGTGTGCCGTCTAAAAAAATACTTTTATAACCATCATCTAAACCTTGAATCTCTCCTTCTGAAACAAGATCCACGACATTAGCCATTTGGATGCTTTGTAATGAATCATCTGCCTCTACTGGTGTTCTATTACCGCCACCTTTACCACCGCCACCAGCACCACGAATTATTGTCATTACACCACCTGATCTACGTCAAGGCCAGAACTAACAATGGCACTTCCGCAAAATGCACGACCCATAACGATAGGTATTGGTGTGCCAACTTGATTTACATTATTAATACCACTAAAACTAAAGTTTTGCAGTTGATTTGCTTCATTCATACTAGGAATGTCTGGTTGTGGTGAAAGCATTTCTGCTGCACCAGAAATCATCATTAATACACCAAACTTTTTTAGTGTTGAAGCAACGCCTATTGAACCACTAATACCAAAAGTACCTATAGACCAAGATCCTGGTATTAAAAACCCAGCACCTAATAGTAAAGCTCCTGTCAGAAACCTTCCAAATCCTCTACCAGCACCTGTAATTATCGGTGCTATTGAAAAAACTTCTTTTGTTCCTAAAGGTATAGCTAAATCAGTTATGTTATCTTCTCCAATTTCTTCCTTGCCAACTTTTACTTTATATACAACTCCATTTTTATCATTATCTATTATCCATTTCTCAAGTCCTTTAAAATTTACAAACAAAGCCTTAAGTGCTTCCGTAGGGGTAGCAACATCAAAGTAAAAAGTACCTTGACCTAAAAACTTTTTTAATTCTCCGTAAACTTTAATTTTTTTCATGTTTTAACACCTTTGCTGTACTTTGAATGAAGTAGCCACCATAAACATCTCTACTAGATAGCCTACCTTGTACATGATGTAAAATCACGTTATCTCCTAAATAAATTGCAGCATGATTAGGTACATCAGCTTCTAAATGCATTAATACTACGCATCCATATTGTATCTCTTTTAAAGGAATTTCATAGAACCCTTCTTTATTAAAATTATCTAAATACATATTTTCACCTTTATCCCACCATTTATCTCTTCTAAAATAATCGTTTAAATAAATATTAAATTCTTTTTTATAAAAATCTCTAACTAAGGTATAACAATCAACAACCCCATGAAAAAACTGCCTACCAACATAAGGTAATTCATAACCAGTTGGTCGCCAATCTCCCCACTTTTCAGTATGTGGGTTAACAATAAACCATTGCTTTCCTGTTTTCTCACAAGCAGCTTTATCTGCATAACTAGGGTAGTGGCTTGTATTGGGATGACTATGAATAACTGCTGTTATTTCGCCTTGTTCTTCTGCTTTAATATAATCATCTGGATCTAAAATAAATTGTTCATCAGGAGTTTCTGCAAGATTATTGCATTTATAATATTTTTCTTTACCTTTAACAATATGTACTAAGCCCACACTTTCTCTAGGACTTTCTTCTTTAGCGTGTTGCAATGCTAATTCTTTTATGTTTTCTGATAACTTCATTGTGTTTTACCAGCGGTAGGAAAAGAACCAAAAGGTAATACACCATTTTCACCAAATCTTTTTTTACAACTTGATAATCTTTTACCACAAACATCAGCAGCTAAAGTACTAACAACAACATCATTTTTATTAAAGTAATTACTTCCTGTATAAGAACATTCAGAACTTCTATATTGCCACTGACAACAATTACCAATTAATTGTCTTTGAGGTAAAAAAGCATTTGGGAGGTCAACTTCCATAGCTAATTCAAATGTAACAACATTAATATTTTCACTGGCCTTACGATCAATTAACCATATTTCAAGAGGATGTTGAGCATAAGGATCTGCTGTAGATTCACCATCTAAAAATTTTTTATGTGTTCTTATACGTCTTACTTCTGCCCCGCCAAGATCATTACCAATGTTAAATGCATTTATATCTTTTAATAAAAAAGTTATTAAATTATCAGTATTAGCAATTGTTAATGTTGGCCTGACCGCTGCACCAGTTGTCGATTGTTTAAAACCATTTGCTTCAATAGCCATTCTTGAATAAGTCTGCCCATTAAAAACAATATCTCCACTTATATTTTCATTACAGCCATTATGCCATCTAGTGACAGTAGTAGTATTGTGTAAATTTTGAGAAGGTCTAAGTTCAAATAATTCAATTATTGCGTTGGGACTTAAAACAGATACATCTTGATAAACACTACTAATAGCAGTCCATACGACTGTGCCATCAGTTATCGTATCGCCAACTTCTTTAGGCCAATCTGGTTGTGTAGCTGCTGTTGTACCAGCAGTTGTACATTTAAAAAATAAACCGTTGTTGTTTAAAGCTGTAGATCTCCTAATGACATCTAAAGCTATTGGTGTATTAGCTGTCCATGCTGCTACTGCCATTATGGTATTGCCACCTCTTCAAAAATTGCAGTTATAGTTTTTCTATTAGCAACAGGTATTGAAATATTCCAATTTTTGCATTTATATTTAGAAGACGAAGAAGCATAAGGTGCAGTCCAATCAAAAGCTTCACTTCCTTTTCTAGCTTTTAAGAAGGTATTGATGGTAGTTGCTTGTGTTGTTGTTAAATTACTAAATTTTAAATCCCATCTAGCTAAATCTTGATTTAATCCAAAAACAACAGATTTAACATAACCACTTCCAAACTGCACTTCTCTTACAGTCGGACTATGTTGTTCTGTCGCATTAAAGTCAGGTTGTATATTAACCTCAGAATCCCAACTAGCCATACAATAAACCTCCTGGTCTTTGTTCTTGTACTAATTGCTGTTGAACCGCAGCAGCAATAGCTTGTCCTAATTGCCTACTTCTATCATATTCGCCTTCCACAGAAGTACCATCAGCATTTACAGAAACATTAACCGTAGTACCGCCACCGCCTGACATTTCTACTCCAAGTCTCCCGCCTCGACCACGTTTTAGCGGGAGTATAGCTTCGCTCCCAGCTTCACCTGCAACTGCTATACCACCATTCGCCATCATCTTGTAATGTGGACTATTTATTATCATTCCACCTTTTGCATATTCTTTAACCTGTTTACCATCTTGCAAAACATTACCTTTGGCATTAAATAAACCTTCAAACCAGCCAGTAAATGGTTTCATTATTGTTTGTTGAATTGCAATACGAGCCATACTTTCGATTATTGACCTTGCTAAATCTTGAAAAGCAAGTTTTCCTGTCATTACAAAATTAACTAGGGTATCTTCCATCTTTTTAAATGCATTAGTTACTGCATCAGCTACTGATACCGAAAACTCTTTAATTGAGTCTTTATAACTTGTTAAACCAGCCTTTGTTCCTTTTAAAAAGTCATTAACTTTCTTTTTATTTTCTTCTAAAGTTTTATCTAAACCTCCAGAAGCAGAACCTACGTCAGGTTTAAACTCAGGAAATAAATCTTCTATTGTATATTTACCCTTACCTTTAATAATTTTTTCGTATTCAGTATCAGCTACTAAACCTTTACCAAATTCTTTTGTTTTTTTAATAAATTTGTCGTACATTTTGACGGCAAAATTTGCAACACCTGTAAGAAAACCAAAATTATCTGCAAAAAATTCTTTAACTTGTTTTATCATTAACTGAGAAATAAGTTTTATTTTTTCAAAAGCATTTGCAAACTCAACAACTAATTGTTTTACGGTAGTTTGATTTTCATTAAACCAAGAAACTAATTTGGTAATTTGATCTTGAAATTCAGCACCTAAACCTTGAAAAAAAGTACCATAATTTTCTTTAGCAGTATCAAGTGCAAGTTTTAACCTTTCACCAGCTTTTTCTGGAGATGAACCAATAGTTTTTGCAACTTCATCATATGTTTGTACTTGTTTCTGTGAAAATTTCACAAAGTCTGCAATTGTAACTTCTCCAAGTTCAAATGCTTTTGATAACTCAGGTAATGTTCTACCTGTAGCTTCTGCAAATTTTGCTACGGCTCCAGGGAGTCTTTCTCCAATTTGCCCCTGCATTTCTTCTGCCGATACCTTACCTTTTGACAGCACCTGAGTAGTCGCTCTAATTAAAGCTTGTAAATCTGCTTGACTACCACCAAAGGCAACACCAGCAGAAATTACACCTCTAAATATATCCTCTGTTTCTTGTAAAGTTAAATTATTAGCTTTTGCAGCAGCACTAATTTTAGAATAACCATCTAAAGTATCTAACAAATCAACGGTATAATCCTTACTAACTTGTCTAGCAATTTTTAACGATTGATTATAGTCTTCTTGTGTATCGCTAACAGCCCCTAACGCAGTCTTAGCTAAATTTAACCTTGCAGAATAAGAAGCGACTTCAGATGAAGCTTCTCTTATTGGTCTAATTATCATATTTCCAGCCAATGTTCCAACACCAGCCCCTGCCAAAGGCGCACCAAACATTGCACCGATACCAAGACCAGCTAAACCACCTGCAAAAGCATCAGCACCTAATAAAGCAGAACCACCAACTGCCGCTGCCGCTGCCCCAAATTTACCGCCACCTTTACCAGTTTTATTTAAACTTCTGAGTCTCTTTTCTGCTCTTTCTATCTCTCTCGTAAATCTTCTATATTCATTTGATGCAATACGAGTGTTATCTCTTAACTCACGCATTGTAAATACAGATGCCCTAAGTTCTTTTTCTGATATATCGCTAGACCTAGCTAATTTTGCTGTACTATTTGCTAATTTCTTAAATTCTAAATCTGCTGGCCTTGTTGCCTGTTGTAATTTTTTTACACTACTTGATAAAGCCGTTACATCTTGTAAACCAGTAATTATTGCTTTAATTTTAAATTCAGTTCCTGTCGCCATTATTATTTCTCCGTATCCTTATTAAAAACTGCTAAAGCTGCTTTTTCCATAATTTGAATTCCTTCAAGCATACTTTTTACATCTTTCACATAGTATATACGACAAAACCATTCAAGTACATCATATTTTAAACCAATTACACCACCCATGGTTACATTCCATTGGGTTGTCATCCTGGTAAACATAACTACTATTTCCCAATTATCTTCATAAACTTCAAAGTTATCTTCTTGTTTAGGCTTTGGGAAATTTTTGACTCCGAGGGCGATGGCATCATCATAAGATTCATCTTTAACAACACCTTTACCAGCCCAGTACTCAGCAGCCTCCCTTAGTTTTTTGCCATTGCATCATCAAGCATTGTTAATAATGCTTTAACGGTACCTCTTACAAAATGGGTATCTTCACACCATTCTTTTAATTCTTTTTTTGAAAAAGGAATAACATTGCCAGATTCATCTTGCATATCATCCCAACCGACAACTGTCCCTTCTAAAAGGTTTCCATCGCCTATTTGGACAAGTTCTTCTAATGTTTTGCGTCCTACTTTTTTAAAATGGGCGGTATATTCCATTGTTCCAAAAGAACCACCATCTTCTGGATCGGAAATAGTTACAGGCCATTTAATAACCTTATTGGATTTTTTTATTAGAGGCATGGTGAGCAGTTAATATTCTTATTGAAGAATAGTAAAAATATTATGTAAAAGCAAGCGAAAATTCATTATTAGCCGCACTTGGTGTAGCCATAAATGGTATGTCTAACATAATAATTCCATCCGAATCTCCATAGGCTGGAGCAGAAAAATCAGTTTGTGGACAGCTACAAGTAATGATGTTTCCAGCACCGCCATTATGCCTCCAGGTGTTTGTTCCAGTACTACTACCTTCTGCGTCAGTAAAAAAGTTATGTGCAGATAAGGCTGGCATTTCAACTGACAAAGATCCAGAAGGAGTTCTGTCAGTTATTAATACACTTTTGCTACCACCAATAAGTTCTCTATAAATTACATTATTGTTCATATCAAATGACCAATTCTGCAATATGCCAGAATAACCAAATATAGAAAAGCTATCAGTGTTAATAGAATTAACGATGACAGGTTTTGCCTGGTGATTAAATGTTGTTGTAGGTGGAACTGCATCAGTAATTGTTCCCTTTATACCAACCATATTGAAAGTTATGGTAGGAATTTCAGAAACCGCCAAATTTATAGAAAAAGTTCCTCTACAACCCGAAATTTTATGTAAGACCCCATCATAATTACACCAAATTGTACAACTACCAAAATCAGATGACTCAGGTGCATAAGTATTAGAAGTAGAAGATACAGTTGTAAGTGCTAATCCAGAACTTTCTAAAAGAGGAGAATATTTTGGAGCAGTTCCAGCCGTCCCGCTACCTGCCATTTCCACAGTTATACTTACTTCTACACGTTGGTTAGCCAATAAAACCTCTTGATTACCAAGGTATGGCCTAATTGTTTCTCTGCTAACTTCATCAGCAACAATTGGTGTTAATTCAAGAGAAGTTACTTGTACAGCATTTGCACTACCAGTAGGAGTAGTTGATGCGTTATAACTAGTCTCGTTTTTTACGAGTATAGTTTTTAACTTCGTGTTCTTAGCCATTGTTTCATTAACTAAAAGGTGGTTATTACTATAATAGTCTAATATTACTATTAAAGAATAGTATTATTGAGATAGATCTGTATACAGTGTTCTATATTTAATAACCCAATTGGTAGATATGACCGCTGTAGGTAAATCTCCGTCTTGTAAAACATAATCATGACCTAAAGGCTGAACATCTATTGCAAGGCCACCAAGAGTGCTTGTAGCTAACATCTTTGAATGCAATGATTCTAAAGTAGGATCAGCAGCTTTATCAGGACTGACAGTTGTAGTACCACGCACAATAATTAAAACTCTTAGCTGTAAATTCCAATCTAAATGACTTAAGCCTGTATTCTGTTCACAAGTATTACTAACTGGCTCTATAACTAATGCTGGTGTTTCGTTTCTTGTTAGAGGAACAACTCTGCTGCGATAAATTTTTGTGCCAACACCTGTAGTGCCAGTTAACGCAGTTTTTACAGCCGCTAATATACTTTCAGTCTTTGTTGTCATGTTTTTTGCAGCGTAATGGTTACTAATTCTCCATCAGTATCAAACATTGTTTCTCTTACGGTATATTCAATATCATTTACAGTAATTTCATCATTTGCTTTTAAACTTCCAAAATCCTTTGCTTTTGCTCTTATTGAATAATCACTAAATAACACATTTCCATCTGCCATTATCTGAGATGGTTCACTTAAAATTGCATTTGCAATTACTCCACCCGCAACACAAGATACACCAAATTCGCCTCCTACAAAGACATCATTGTCATCACTTAAAGCCATTTTTAATTTAAATAAAAAAAAAGAGGGGTCAATTAAGACCCCTTATGTATTTAAGACTTAAGTCTTAGCATCTAACATTACAGAGAATGCTTCAGCCCTTCTGACAGCTACGTCAATTGTGATAATAGCTCTCATTGCTGTTAATGCCTTAGTGAAGTCTGTTGAATCAGAATCTGACATCGCAAGCTCTAATCCGTTACCCCAGAAGCCGACAATAGCTTGTGAGAAATCACCAAACAATACAGCAGAACAAATATTACTTGCAGAACCTTTTGTAAGGTTAGATGGTACTTGGTTTGTAGAACCAATTGTATAGCCGTTTACTCCACCAGGAGTTGATCCACGACCAATTGCTTGCTGATTTGTGTTCCATAAGAAAACACCATCACCACTAGCAGAACCGCCAGCACGAAGTTTCTTTAACTTAGCTACAACTTTTGGGTTAGTAAGATAAGCCATGCTTCCACCACCAGCATTATCAATTAGAACTTCTTTTTCTAAATCGATTAAATGCTCAAGTGTGATATCAGCACCGTTTGTTCCACCAGCTACAGATCCGATTCCAGAAGTCTGCATAATACCTGTAGGCTGACCTGATGAACCAGAACCGTTAAGAATTGCTAGGTCAACACCAGTACCAACTGTTTCTCTAAGATCATCTCTTATAAGCCCTTCAATTCCAGGTGTAGCCTGTAAAAGAGTCTGACGAGTGTATTTAGAAAGAACACCAGCGTTTTTCGGAGAAAGAGAAATCTGATCAAAGGTACTTTCTGACTGAGTAATCGCAGTTGTTTGGTTTGCGAGCCAGTACATTGTAGAAACACCGCTTCTTCTTGGAATATCAATATTTCCAACAAGACCTGTCATTGTTCTTGCACCTAGAGTAAGCATTAAACTCTCATTCCTAAGTGCCTCAACAAAATCTTGATCTAATAATTCTGTCTCAACTAGATTACCCCCAGTATTAGCTGAACCAGTGTTATAAGTTGCTCTTTGGAATTGATTTTCTAAAGAATTTCTTTGCAAGGCAGCATAAGGAACAAGAATACTTTGTTCTTTAGTTCTACTTACACCAGAACGCTCAACTTCTTGTGAAATTTCTCTAGCGAAACCAGCAGCACGAGAAGAAAAATCTCTAGTATATCCAGCTTTAATAGCTTCGATAAGACTATACTTTTCTTTTCTTAAAACCTCTGGTTGTATTTCTGGAGCAGAAACAGTAGGCGTTGGCTTTGCACTAATTTGATCAAGAACAGCTTCTCTTGCCTGGTCTATAGAAGAACCATTTTCAACAAGCTGTCTGCCTAAATCAGAAAAACCATGTTTTGCTGTTAAAGCATTAATAGTAGCTATGCGTGAACGCTCTTCGTTTCTAGCCTTTTTTTCAGCTTCAGAACGCACCACACTTAGATCGGGGGTGTCAGTCATTTCAATTTGATTTTTTAATTGGACAGGTGATGCGTCTGATTCAGACGCAGAAGAATGTGATTGCTCACGCTCTTCCTTTATTATAGGTTGTTCTTGCGTATTAGTAGCAAGCTTTCTACCTAAACCAACAGAAAAGTCGGCTGGCGTAGAAACCAAGCTAACCTCCGCTGGAGTGAATTTGGTAACACGGTAAGAATTACCTTCTCCTTCCTCAGTCTCGTCAACTGAGTAGCCAAAACTTACATTTCTGTAAATCTTGTCTTTTACCATTTGTAATGCCTCTTCACCAGCAGCATTACGAGCAAATCGTACTTTTGCTCTTCCCTGTTTTTTCTTTTTATCTAGATAAGCTCTTTCCACAACTCCGATTACGGAGGATGGATCGTGCATCCAGAGTAAAGGTGCTGAAGCATTAAGCCTAGAAAAATCAATACTATCCTCTCGGTGTACTAAGATTTCTTCACCTAATAAACCTCTATTAACAGGGGTTTCAGAACTAAAGGGAAATTCAATAGTTCGTTCTTCTTCATTGAGTTCTCTTGAATCAAGTAACTCAGAAAAATGACGAAGTTGTGTTCTTTCCTCTAGATCACGTTGTTCCTCCATTTGATTCAGAAGTTGTATTTGTATCTATATTAGCTTGCTTTTGCTCCGTAGCGACATCAGTATCAAATAAAAGTCCTAAAGTGTCTGCCATATCGACTTCAGCCTTTCTAGCAGTCATTAATTCATCTATATCGCCACCTTGTTCAGCAATTACTTGTGCTTGAGTTTTTAATCCAGCCTTAATTGCCTCTTTTGCACTTGCCACCTCTTTTTGTGGGTCAACAAATTCAAAACCACGAGGTTGCCATTTTACTTTTTTATATTTATCAGGCTTAGTTTCATATCCTGGCAAAGATAATGCACCTGATAAAACAGCCATATCTAGCCATTGTTCAAATACTCTTTGATGTAATCCTTTTATGAAGAATTGTTGCAAACTCTTATATTGAGTGCGATCTTCAAGCATTGAAAGACGACTAGAACTGTAATTAGATTGCGAAAAATCTTTTGAAATACTTTCGTAGCTGATCCCTATTCCAGCAGCCATGCCACGCAAGCAAGCTCTCATAAATGGTTCAAATTCACCACTAGGAGAATCAAAATTAGGAACCGTCACATTTTGTCCAGGTTCTAAATAATGAAATGCACCAGGTGACCATTCTGATACTCTATCCCCATCAAATATTTCACCACCATCATTAAGCTCTCCTTCTGGTGAACTTATAAATGCCATTAATGCACTTGCACCTCTAGCTTTTATTACCGAACTTTCTGCATAGCCATCAAGATGATGTAACTGTTTTAAAACAGGTGCCAACCAAGGTACTCCTCTAGTTTGTTCTGGTCTATCAGTTAAATAAAGATGAATAACTTCATTTGCTGGCAAAATCATATGCCTAGCAACTTTTTTCTTTGACGGAAATGGACTGTCGCCTGGATGTTCTGTAAAAAATGCATATGAAATTGGTCGATGCCATTCATCATGCTTAATACCCATACGCCAATTATCATTTTTGTTATTAGAAACGCCTTCATAATTATTGTCCAATCTATCGCTTTCTAAAATTTCTAAAGCAAAAGGTACTTTACTTCTGCCAAACTTTTTATTTACTATTCTTACAAAAACTTCTCCTGACTCTATAAGACTAGAACAGCATAATTTTTCAATATCTGTCCAACATAATCGACCAGCAGTATGACAAGAATCATATCTACCCCAATCGTGCCATAACTCTTCTACTACATCATTTTTTTCAATATCTAACCCCTTGCCATATCTTTCTTTTTTTATTTGTGATTGCATTTTAATGCCATTAAAACCAATAACATTACCAACAATAGTTCTTACTGCTTGTTTGCCATAAGGAGTGTCTCTAACAATTTGACGACTACGTTGTTGTAGTTTCGGCAAGCTACCTTTTATCTCAGCATCAGCAGATGCATTATTAGACATCCAACCAGCAAGTAATCTGCCACTAGATGCAGAAGCATAAGATCTTCTTTTAATGTTGACAGTTTCTAAACCAAATAAAGCTTGGAATGCTTTGCCAACTCTTGTTCTTAATCCCATGATTATCTAAAAATAAGGTTGTTAATAAATGGATCACCTTTACCTTGTTTTATTTTGTCTGCTCTTTGCTCTCTATTTACTTGTGCCTTATAAATTGTTCTAAGTCTTCTTAATTCAGACATATCCATATATTTAAATGTACGATCACCAATTGTATATTCAGCAGCTTTGTTAGTAACTATTCCTTTTATTGCAGCTTCAATTAATTCAACCATTTTTTCTGCAATCGAATATATTTTGCCTTTCAAACTATCATTCCATATTTCATTGTTTTCTTCAACATAAGATCTA